TATTAGAATATTAGAGGTTAAACCTAAACCCTTTAGGTTTTGTTAAGGGGGAGATTTTAAAAGAGGGGGGGAGAGGAGGGATAAGATACTTAAATTAGCACTATAAACTATAAGTAAAGTTACTGTAACTAAAATACTTTAAAGGACTTTTGGTGATTTTTGGCTCTCTATTAACAGAGGGTGGAAATTCCTATGGAGTTGTTAAAGGTTGAGAAGAAACTTAGAACTATGCTGGAATTAGGAAATTTTACTTTGAGCGGTGACGGAGACTTTACGCAATTGATGATGATATACTTAGATAACCCTAGAATATCAGTTTTAGGTTTGCAAGAATTCGCATTAAAGTATCTTCCAATAAAACCCATAAAACACGTTGATAGCCGTCAAATACTCTCTGCATATATCGCTTGGCTAGACTTAACCAAATCACGTCTCTCCGAATACGCTATGACGTATTACACCGATCTAAGTTTGAGGGTTAAACTTAATGAGGTTGTTTTTAATAAAACGTGGTTTTATTTTATGTTTGCCTTTTTGGTAAGGGACATAAGTGCTGAAGATTACTTAGAGTTGAATGGTTGGGAAGAATTCTTCCTTCTTTGGGCTCAGATGAATGATAGACCTAGCACACCAGAAAAACCTCTGTTGCTGAAATTGCCTGAACGGAAAGATATGAAAAAGTTGCAAGAGTATTACTTGAAGACGAAATTAGGGGTAAAAGGTATATCAAACCTTTACAGTAGTCTAGGTGAGGCCACTCTAGATGGGAAAAGAATGGAGTGGCGTTGTTTGTCAAAAGAGGAATTATCAGAAATTGTTAAATATTACGAGAGATACTCACATTGGGGAAAGGAAAAATACTTAAAGGTTTTAAAGGATGAATACGGAGTATAAGGTCTATCCAACTATAGTCGGCATTCCTAGAGTGCACTGGGCGTCTTCGTTGAACAATTTTAATAATAAGTATTCGGACTCTTTCTTCTTAGAGCTGGAGACCGTAGCAAAAGACGTAATATCTGGGACCAACAAATATAATTATCTTATATTGTGCGGTTCTCCTGGGTCGGGCAAAACGCATTTTCTTGTGGGTGTATATAAAAGTTTATTAGATAGGTTGGGGTATCTGCATGGCGATGGGGCTTTGTTTATAATGTTTTCGGCTTGGATGAGCGAGATGATAATGAGGTTCGGAGACGGCACTAGTTCTTCTATGCGTAGCCTATTGGTAGAGTATCTTCAGGCTCGATACTTGTTTTTGGACGATGTTACTTCGACTGAGAGAGTGTTTAAGACAGAGACGATGGAGTATGCTGTTTTCCGTGATGTTCTTATCGAGCGTTGGGACAATGCTAAGTTTCTGGGTTTTACGTCTAATTTTACAAAAGCGGAGTTGGTTAGGTTCATAACTGCTAGTTTGGGGGCTTATGTTGCTAGCAGGGTTTTATCCTCCGCTAAGATACTAGAGTTTCCTCGCAAAGATTTTCGGTTCGGAGAGGCAGGGAAATGAATTGGACGAAAATTGTTAAGGCTATTTTAGTAGATAAGATTTTCTTTTGCTCATGGATAGATAAACTTCCCTTGATAACCCAAGAGTTACCCTTGTTGGGGATATTATCGGGGGCTGAGGCGGTTTTTAAGAGATACGGTAGGTTGCCTACCATAGACGAGCTACGGTATAACCTAACCAACTCCGATTTGGCTGATGTCGTTAAAGAAAAGGCTCTTACCTACTTAGCTGATGCCGAAAAAGTTACCTTAGAGGATAATGATATAAATGCCTTGGATGCGATTTTAGCTAGAGAGATAACTCAAAGGGGTATCGAGAAGTTCACGCTGGACGTTGCTCAGAATATAAATACCCTAGAGTATGAGCAAGTTTACGATAAGTTGAAGAATTTTTCTGCGGAGTATAGACCCTTCGGATCAGATACTCTGGGAGTTGACTTGGCTAATTTGCCTAGAACCCTTAGTATGATAAAATACCACGAGGGAGAGAAGATACCTAGCGGTTTAGATGCCCAAGACGATGCCCTTTACGGGGGTTTTGGGGTTAAGGAACTGACGTGTTATATGGCTCACTCAGGAAAAGGGAAGACAGCTCTATTGGTTAATGCTATGTATGGGGCTATGTTAAATGGGGCTAATGTTTTATATGTGTCCCTAGAGATGAGCGAGAGGGATATTCTTAGGCGGTTTTACCGAAGGGTTACTTATAAGAGCAAGCACGAGTTTCATTCTGATGAGAAACAATGGACTAAGCATATTGACAAGTTCTTTAAATTGACTAAGTCTGTTGGGAGAGTTATATACTATCCCACGGGAACATGTAGTGCCTTCGATATCGAGGTTTTGTTAGATAAGTTAAAAAATATACATAATTTTGAGCCTAAGTTGCTTATTATAGACCATCTTGATTTAGTGAAACCGCCAAAAGTGAACTACCGAACTGAGACCCATACTAGCCTTAAATTGATAACAGATGCGGTTAGAAATATAGCTTTGACTAGAAATATAGCCGTTGTTACCGCAACCCAAGCAACACGAGCGTCTTTCTCCAAAGTAAAGCTGACACAAGCCGATATAGGCGATAGCTACGGTAAAGTGCAATCCTCAGACGTGGTTATAGCCCTTTGCCAAACTGAGGAAGAACTTGAAAATAAACGAATGCGTTTGGTTTTAGTAAAAAACAGAGACTATGTTGGGGGTAAAGAGGTCGAGGTATATATTGATTTAGATAAAATGCTTGTTACGGATTTAACTTTCGCTAGACAAGCAGGGTGGATAACTGTATGAGTGTTATTGAAAATTCTATAGCTTTGTTAGGCTGGGAGTATAAAATACGAAAGACGGAACTTTTAGTAAAAGTTTGTCCATTTTGCGGTAATACAAAATTCAATTTTCAGATAAATACTGAAAAAGGAATTTTTCATAGTTGGTGCTGTAACAAGGGGGGCACCTACAATAGTTTAGCCAAAACTTTCGGTTTGGCTAAAGTTCGTAGACAGGTGAAAGTGGAGGAAGTAAAACCCTCGGCTGAGAGTTTAAAAGCTGTAGAGGATTTTTATAAGTTCGACGAATTGATAAAATTGGACGGCAGTAGAAGAAAGATAGTTGAAGATTACTTACTATCCCGAGGACTAACTTATGAAGAGGGATTGCGATTAAAGTTTAGATACGTTGACCAAAAAACAATGATAGACGAAAGGTTGAAAAAACTATATAATAATCGGGTTGTAATACCGTTATTCGACCTATCAGACAACTTGGTATTCTTCGTTGGCAGAGCAGTTAATAAAAATCCCCTAAAATATCTGAATTGCAAGGTAGAGCGTAGAGAGATTTTACCTGTATTTAAAGGCTTGATAAACCCTTCGGTAGTTGTGCTAGTCGAGGGCGTATTTGATGCGATAGCAGTTAATCGAGCAGGCTTTTCTAGTTTACCATTGTTGTCTATGGATATATCGAGACAACAGACCGAGCGATTAGGACGCATAGGCTTCTACGAGGTGGTTATAGCTTTAGACTCAGGCGAGGATGCTAACTCTATAAAGATTCAAGAGAAACTAAGTATTGCGGGTATACCTAGCCGTGTATGGTTTAGATACGATGGCAAGGATTTAGATGAGTTGGCTCAGACCGATTTAAAGAATGAGCTAAACGATTTACTAAGCAAAAATTTTGATAGTCAAAAGACCCAAGAATATCTTACAAAAGTAAACGGCTTTATAAGTCGCAAGCGAGGGTTTCGATGAGAGTGGAAGTATACCCTTCTTTTTGTAAAGTGTTGGGTGCCCCTCCAAATGTTCTGAAAGACCTCAAAGACTTTCTTACTATAGACGTCCCTGGTGCCCGATTTACTAAGCTGTATAGACAACACATATGGGACGGAAAACAGTCCTTCTTCTTTAGACCAGCCAATAAGTTTCCTATAGGTTTCCTTCGTAGAGTCCAAGAAAATTTTTTCATACCGGAAGAGGATATAATAGATAAACGTAAGGTTATAGACTATAAGTTTGTTATACCCAAACTAAACAATATTGAGTTGCGAGACTATCAAAAGGAAAGTATATTAACTTGTCTAGAGTATAAGAATTGTCTAGTGGAGTCTGCGACTAATTCCGGGAAGTCGGCTGTTATATCGGCTCTCTGTAAAATCTTTCAGGACTTTAAAGTCTTGATTATAGTCCAGCGTATAGAGTTGCTTAGACAGCTTCGGACTATGATAGAGAATTTGACCGATTTGAATACGGGCTATATTGCTGCATTCGATAGTGAATTAAATAAGAATATAGTAGTTAGTATGATACAGACTCTACATAACAGGGTAGGTAAATCTAAGCCTGAGACCGATTTCTTTAGAGATGCCGATGTTTTAATAGTGGATGAAACCCACCATGTTCGTTCAAAAACCCACCAAAGACTTCTAGCTACTTCCAATGCCGTTATTCGTTATGGGTTCTCTGGGACAATTCCGGAAGAGGACACTTACGATGGCTGGCTTTGTCGAATGTATATAGGCGATGTAGTTATCAAGGTGGATAATCAACAACTTATAGAGCGAGGGATATCCGCAAAGCCTATCGTAAAAATGCTAGAGGTTGATGCTAGTTTTGTTAATGGTTTAGTTCCTGTTATGCCTGAGGGGCTATCTTTGGAGGAGAGAAGGGATTTTGTAAAGAAAAACTATCAGCTGATGATGTATCATGGTATTGTAAAAAGCCCTCAGCGTAATAATAAGATTATAGAGTTGATACAAACCGAGTGTAAAGACCGCTCAACTTTGATAATAGTAGATATAATCGAGCATGGCGATGAGTTGGTAGCCCTTGGTAAGAGAGCAGGACTAGATATTAAATTCGTTCAAGGGAACTCTACAGATAGAGAGGAGCTTATAAAGGGCTTTACGGAAGGCAAGGTCAAGACCCTAGTGGCTACGACTATCGTAGATGAGGGGCTGGATATTGATTGTATATCTGCCTTAGTGTTAGCCTCTGGAAAAAAGAGCCGAAGGCAGATACTACAAAGGATAGGCAGAGGGTTGCGGAAAAAGAAGCAAGGCGAGAACGTTGTTTATGTTTACGATTTTGCGGATGTTGGAAATCGCTATCTCTCCCGACATTCTAAAATTAGACATAAATTGTTCTTAGAAGAGGGTTTTGAAGTTAATTTAATAAAATTAGGGGAAGGGTATAAATGCCCAGAGGAATATACGAAAGAACGGAAAAACATTTAATTCTTCTTAAAAAAGCTCGTGTTAAGGCTAAGCAAGTTTTATCTAATATGGAACATACTTGGGGGGATAAAATTAGTGAAGCATTAACGGGAAAATTTTTATCAGAGGAACATAAAAGAAAGTTGCGTGGGAAAAGAGTGGGATTCACTCCTCCTAATAAATTACTCAGAAAAATTATTGTATGTAAATTTTGTGGGAAAGGTTTAGGAGTGCCAGAATCTTCAACTAGAAAGTATTGTAGTCCTGATTGTGTTAATAAGGGGAGAACAGGTCGTAAAGACCCCGAAAGAGATAGAAGCAAAACCATTTGTTTCTGTTGGTTATTCTGTTATTTTTATTTGGGAAGATGAACTAACAAAGTAGTTAGGTTAAAAAAAGTTGCCTGATTTACTAAAGGACTTTTGGTGGTTTTTGGCTCTCTATTAACAGAGGGTGAAAGATGGTCTTTATGATTTTTACACGGACATCTTAATTATGGTAAGTATCATAAATGGTAAATATAAAAAGGAGGGGTAGAAAATGTCAGAGTTCAAAGCTAAAGTGGCAAAAATGAAGGAGCTTTTGGAGAGGGCGTCTTGCGGGGTTATCAATCAACTAGTGATAGCTGATAAAGGCGAGGTCAGCGTTCTCGATGACACTAAGAATATTTTTGTGTATTGTAAAGACAGCTCCCTAGACTTCGGTAGCGATATAGGTATATACGACCTGAAACTTTTTCTTTCTTATCTCAATGCTTCCTTAGGGTATGACGATGTGGAAGATGTTAAGATACGGGATAACAGGATAGTGTTGACGTGTAAAGGCGATGAATATCAGTATCTTCTGGCGGATGCGAGGTTGATTTCTCAAAGGGTTAAGGAGCCAGACAAAATCTTTAATAAGATACACGCTATACCTAAGGTAGCTGTGTTAGACCTTAAAGCTAAACTGTCGCTGTTGACTGGGGCATTAGGTCTGGTAATTACCGATACGGTAACTTTTAAAATAACTAATGGGAAGCTTCTTTTAGAGGTTGGATCTAGTATAGAGCATAAGGCGAGTATTACATTAGCCGAGGGCTTGTCAAACTCTATGGAGTGGGTTGTGTCCTCTGTTCTCTTGGGTCGTATATTAGCGTCAGCCTCGACATCTGAGACGATAGAGTTGGAGCTTCGTAAAGATTGCCCATTAGTGTTTAAGTTCTCGGATGTTACAATCTCTCTTAATACAATAACCCCTAAGGTGGTGAAATAATGTCGGATACGACTTATACTCTCTGGACAGAGAAATATCGTCCTAAAGAGTTGTCCAATATGGTATTGTCTGAGTTTCAAGTAAACCTCTTTACCAAGATGATAAAAGACCAAAGTATACCTCATCTGTTGCTATTTGGTAATGTGGGCTCAGGTAAGACCACTATGGCCAGAATATTGATAGAGAATTTAGACTGCGATTATATGGAGTTGAATGCGTCTAGCGATAGAGGTATAGATGTGGTTAGAACAAAGATAATGCAATTCGCTATGATACAATCTATGAAGCCTCTGAAGGTTGTTTTGTTAGAGGAGTTTGATGCCACAACTTATGACTTCCAATACTCTCTTCGTAATCTTATGGAGACTTACTCGGATAATACGAGGTTCATAATGACGGTGAACTACTTAAACAAAGTTATTGAGCCTATCCGTAGTCGGTGCCAGTTAGTGGAATTCAAAGAGTTTGGAAAGCCAGCGTGTTTCAAGTATTTGTCTAAGGTTCTATCTCAAGAGAAAGTGGAATTCGATAAGGAGGATTTGTTGACGATAGTGGATATGTATTATCCCGATATACGCACTATGCTCAATACTCTGCAGTTAAATACGAGTGGGGGTAAACTTGACACTAGTAATCTAAAAAAGTTCTTAGACTACTCCGAGGTAGTGAACTGGATTAGAAAAGGTGATTTAAAGAGTATCAGAGAGAATGCCTACAAGTTCAATTATATAGATGTTTACCGATATTTGTTTGATAGGGTGGACGAACTAGAATTAGATGAGAGTGCTAAAATTAAGGCTTCTTTGACGATAGCTGAGTATATGAGTAGAGATGGTTATGTTGCGGATAGGGAAATAAACATAAGTGCCTGTTGTTTGGAGCTTATGACTCTCCTGGGAGTAAAGTCGTAATGGAATTCTTCGAGGCTATAAATAATCTTTACTTAAAGAAGACCAAATATACACTCAAAGAAGTCGCCAGCCACGTCTGGTCTATCCAAAAATACATGAGTATGGACGAGAATTTGCTACTACCTATCGGCATGTTTAACCGCTACTTCTACGTTCTTCGGGAAAGATATTACGTTTTGTTGGATAGATTTATTCCTAAGATGTACGGCAAACCATTGTTCAAATATGTTAAACGCAACAAGGCTGAACTTGACGAGGAGGCTTGTCGCAGAATAGCTAAGATGTATGGTGTCTCCTCTAGGGAGGCTTATCAATATTTAGAGCTTATGAAAGCCCAGATGGACGATGTGTATAGCCTCTTAGGTATAGAGGCAAAGGAGAAGAAAAATGCCTGATCTAAGGGATTTTATTCGGGATAATACCTCGGATATGGATTCTTTTAGAGCTAAAAAAGAGGTAATAGAAGAAGCTGATAAACAGTTATCCTCTAGTGATGTTAGAAGAAAAGAGGTAGAGATATTTCAGCCTAAGGATGTATTGACGTTTATGAAGTGGGAGGACGTTAATAAGTATTTTGACTCCGTGAAACTCTATTTTTCTCATAGGGAGTATTACTTGCTATTTCACAAATACTTCAAAATATCGGAGTATATAGAGGCTAACACTTATCATATAGAGCCGATAGTGGCGTTGCTGGTAGCCTTAGAGCGAGGGGATTTGAAAATAGAAACGGAGGATAACACTATAACTTTAACAGCTGCTAAGCCTTTTGAGCTGAAGGTTCAAAATGGATAAGAAAGAATTACAAGAGCTAGACAATCAAGCCCAAAGATGGTTGAAGCATAATGAGTCGTTGCTATGCTCAGATAAAGAGCATTATAGCTCCCCGAGGATATCCTCCGAGTATTTAGACTGCTCTATGCCGTTGACGTTTGATACTTTCAATTTTTGTTCGCTCTCGTGTCGCTATTGCTTTGCGGTATTTTTTAAATCCTCTAATCCTATGTTACAAGGCGAGAACCTTAAGCTGAAGGGCGTAGATGTAGATAAGATGGAGAGACTTGTAACAGGTAAAATGCCTAATGATAGACTTTGGAAGTATTTCTTCAGCAAGCGGTATATAATGCAATGGGGTTCGATGGCGGACCCCTTCTGTAATTTTGAGCGTAAGAATAGGGTGGGCGAGAGGTTGATAAAGCTCTTTGGGGACCTAAAATATCCTATACGGTTTTCGTTTAAGGGGGCAGAGATTCAAACTTATCTGCCGTTGTTTGAGAAGTATAAAGAGGCTAAGAACTTTGTGTTTCAATCGTCTATAATCGGGTTGAACCCCGAATATGCGTCAAGGATAGAGCTAGGAGTGCCATCTCCTGAGTTCAGGTTCAAGATGTTAGGCGAGTTAAGCAAGATGGGGTATTTTACTATCTTACGTATGCGTCCCTTTATAATCGGGTTTACCGACAAGGACTTAGACGCTATGCTGGATAGGGTTCTGGAATATGGTATAAAGGGTATATCAATAGAGTTCTTTGCCCTAGACCTAAAATGTAGCAGAGAGGTAAGACGTCAGACCGATTATATCGGGACTGTCTTAGGTTACAATATAGAGGATTACTATAAGAAACTCTCTTCCCATAGAAGGGGATCGTATCTAAGACTTAACCGAGATGTTAAAGAGCGGTGGGTCAGAAAGATATATAAGTTTTGCTATGATAATAATATTGTATTTGGTTGTTCTGACCCTGACTATAAAGAGTTGAATATGTCTGGCTCTTGTTGTGCTTTGCCCGAGGAGTGGGCTCCTAATCCCGAAATATGTAATTACGTTAAGTCTCAACAGACCGATAAGTTTCGTTTGGTTAGGCGTAATTACTGGAGAGGTCTACGGGGTGAGGATATACAAATGCGGTTTCACAATGTTATGCAGGGCGATGATAAATACTCGGACTATTTGCGAGACACTAAATTATTCAGAGACCATATAGTGTATAAAACAGGGTATTTGACTTCAGAGGTTAGCCAGACTACGCCTCAATCTTGTGCTAGGCAATTTTGGAACAATATGAAAAGTCCCAATTGCCCTATGAATTATTTTGATGGGAAGGTTATGCCTGTGGGCCGAGACGAGCATGGGGATTTGATATTTGAGTATCAAGTTAGCCCTTACGAGGAGTATTGGACAAAAGATTTAGGCATAGATTTAGGGAGGTTTTAATGAAAATAGCGTTCGTGGCTTTTCCGTTAGAGTTTGTCGGTGGAACAAAAACTAGGATGTATATACTTAAGCAAGGTATGGAAGAGCTAGGTCATCAGGTGGAGACTTTCTATATTACTACTAATACAACTAGGAAGCCCGAACCAGGCAAGAATGAGTTTGCTATAAATAATATCTTGGGGTTCGAGAAAACAGAGTGGCTCTCCGAGCTATCAGATGTTTTGGGTAAGTTCGACTACATGTTATTTTTTGGCGGTTGTCCGCATTTGTTGAAGAACTATACCAAAGAGAGTTGGAAGAAGATATACGATGTTATAGATACGTCGAGGGTTGTAATCTCTATTACGGACTCTTACATTAGAAAGTATTACCCTTGGCTTATACCCGTAGTTGAGGATAAGAGAATTAAATTGTATCCTTGCCACGATAGAGCTATGGAATCTATTGCGTCTATACATACTATGAGTAAAAGTTTCCCTTTACCTATGAAGTTGAAAGAGGGTATGGGCATACACGAAGAGTGTAAAGAGGATTTGATAGTAGATATATGTAATTTTAAGGGTTGTAAACATAAGCATCTAGTATTCGATTACGGGCAGTTGCAAGCATACAAACTTATAGAGTTTGGGGACACAAATAATCCTGCCTTTTATCAGTTTGAGCAAGCCTTAAAGCTGGTCGGCTCTACGTGGAACGTAGAGATACATGGTTGGCAGGAACAGAGCACTATAGCAGAGACTATGAGAAAAGCTAAGTTCGGGCTTGACTTATCTAAGTTTGGGGATTTTAAAATAAATATGGATATGGCAATTCTTGAGTATGCGGCGTATGGCGTTGTGCCTGTTACAGTATTGCCTATGGGTCCTAATGATGTTTTACAGTATGTAAATCTAACGTCTACGGCAGACCTAGAGAAGATACATAATGCCTCTTGGAGACGACAAGCCTCTGAGCAGAATTTTGAGGCTTTGAAGACTCATTACAATTACCTAGGTGTTTGCGAGAGTTTGGTGGAATATTTTAAAGAGAGCTATCAGTTGGAAGAGACAGGGTTCTGGTAATAATGTTTTGCTAGGTTGTGAGACATTGTTACAGAAGTAAAAAATAAAGGAGGTTGTATTATGGCATTGGTTCCAGGAGTAGCTGATGTGAAGGCTCAGATTCAGGCATTGAAAGAGCAGAAGAATGATCTTGCAAGTCAGATGCGTGCTAAGAGGGATGAGAAAAAAGCTCTGAGTGAGAAGGCAAAGAGTATAACAGCGGAGATAAAAACCTTGAAGTCTTCTCTTAAGGACATCAAGAAGAAGTATCGGGAAGAGCAGAAAGCAGCAAAGAAAGCCGAAAAAGTTAGGGACTAACTTGGTTATTTTCGTTGAACCCCATCACGATGATTTTCTGTTATCCGCTGGTATGTGTCTGCTCACAAAAACAAAGCAGGTAGACCGAGTGATAACAGTATTTTCATCTGATGGGAATAATCGGGGGACTAGGGAGTTGTACGAGAGTGAATGTATAGATTACAGAGAACTTAACTTTCCAAATATAAATTGGAAGCAACCTTCTGTAAAATTCGATGCAGACATTTTTTACAACTCCCTAGCCTCAGAGATAAGAGGGTGCGATAATATCATGTCAGTCCTAGGGATAGGCAATTATGCCCATTATTTTCTTAGGATAGCTTTGACTAAGATAGCTACAGTTAACCAACGAAATAATTTACTACTATTTAGAGATTTTCCGCACTCGTATGATAAGAGCAAACTTCATGGTATGCCTTTTGAGCTTTACTCTAGAGATTTTAGAAAGGTGTTAGAGGTAGGAACGGAGGGGTTATTTTTGGACAAGATACAATTGTTTAAAAAATATTACTCGCATCAGAAGGCTCTTTTATGGTTTGAAAAGGAGCAGTTTGAAACCTTCGTTCCAGAAGAAATTTACGAGCTAGACACTAAAGAGTCCTTTTGGAAGTAGTCTAATATGATAGATACCGCCAAAGTTATCTCGTTCTCGAAGAAAGACCCAGAGTTGTGTAAAGGTTGCAAGTTCTTAGAAAGAACCTTTGTCCCATTACACTCTTACGGGGAAATAAAACCTAATAAAGTTGTTATTGTTGGAGAGGCTCCTGGTTGGGAGGAGGCTAAGCAACGAATACCTTTTATTGGGAAAAGCGGTCAACTGTTAAGAGAGTGTTTACGAGATGTTGGCTTTACTGATGATGAATTTATAATAACTAATGTAATTAAATGTCACCCCCCAGATAATGCTACTCCAGATGACGATAGTATAGAGAAGTGCGCAAATATATATTTGTTTCGAGAATTAGAGTGTTTGAAACCACTTATGATTATAGCTTTGGGGGCTGTAGCTTGTAAGGGTTTGGGCATATTGGGTCAGATAACCAAGATACGAGGCGAGTTTACTAAATTCTTGGGTATATCGGTCTTGCCTACGTTCCACCCTGCCTATGTTCTTCGTAATGACAACCAAATGTCCACGTTTAAGTCCGACCTTCGTCAAGCTTATAACTTTATCCATAAGAAAATATACTTTACCGAGGAAAGTTGTTTAGTGATAAAGGATTCTAGAGGGCTAGACGAGCTGGAAGAATTTTATAAAACTGCTAAAGCTAACAAGAGCGTATTGGCTGTAGATATAGAAACTAACAATATGCTAGACCCAACATCTGTAGGTAGCTCTTTAGTATGTGTAGGCTTATCTAATGGTAAACGTAATTACTCTGTAATGGTAAACCACCCTTACGTGTTAGACCTTAAATTTCGTCAAAATGCTTTGGCGTTGTTGAAGAGAATATTATCAGATAAAAGCATAGGTAAAGTGGGGCATAATTTTGTATTTGACATTAAATGGCTTGTTAGTCGAGGGATCGAGGTCGAGGGTATATCAGGCGATACAATGGTTATGTCACATTTGATAAACGAAAATAAGCTAAAACATGATTTGGAGACCCTAGTTAGGGAGCACTTCGGAGAATACAGGCATAATTTTAATTTGGAAGATATAGACGAGCTGGGTTTGTATAACTGCGAGGACGTCTACTATACCCATAAGCTCTATGAGCTGTTTTGGAAGAAACTTGCGGACTCCACCAAAAATTTGTTAGAGAATACAATAAGTAATGCTATTCCTGTTCTAGCTCAGATGGAATTAGAGGGTGTTGGTATAGACTTAGAGTATGCGAGAGAGCTTAGTAGGATATGCGATGTTAAGAAACAAGGGTGTATAATCACTCTTAATGCTATGGGGTTTAGGAATATAAATCTAAACTCTAACGACCAGTTGGCTTCTGTTATATTCGATAAGTTGGGTGAGAAGCCTGAGAGATTTACTCCCACGGGTAAGCGGTGTATGGATGATGCCGTTATATCTAAATTTGAGGAACAAGGTAAAGAGTGGGCTAAAGCACTGACAGAGTATAAGCGGTTGACACATTTTCAAAATACTTATATAAATAAATTTTTAGAGTTAGCTTCGGGCGATGGTAGGGTTCGGGGTAAGTTTAAGCTGACTGGGACGGTCACGGGGCGGTTGAGTTCGCGAGAACCTAATCTCCAGAATATACCTGTTGATAAGCAAATACTTAGGATGTTTGTCCCAGAAAATGGTTATAAGTTCTTTTACTTCGACTTCAGTCAGGCAGAACTCAAGGTAGGGTGTTCGATAGCCAATGAGCGAACTATGATAAAAATGTTTAATGAGGGTAAAGATATACATACATTCACAGCTGCTAAGATAATGGGTAAAAGGGAAGCAGATGTCACTAAGGAAGACCGACAAAAAGCGAAGGCAGTCAATTTTGGATTCCTTTACGGGGCTCAAGCTGCTACTTTTCAACATACAGCTAAAAATGATTATGGGTTGGATCTACCTTTATCTACTTGTGAGAAATTTAGGGATGCGTTCTTTAGAACTTTTTCCGATTTTGAGTCTTGGTATGAGAGAACAAGATACGAAATAACTCATAAGGGTTATATAGAGTATCCTACTGGACGATTCAGGCATTTTGGTAGGATTAGCAGGAGCGATAAAAACTTTGGGGAAATATTTAGACAAGCAATAAACTCTCCTGTGCAAGGCTCTAGCTCGGATATAGTTCTTTTGACTATGGGGGAGCTGTATAAAATTATCAAAAAGCGAAATATCCCAGCAAAGTTTCTACTAACAGTTCACGATAGCGTAATGTTAGAGATATGGGACAAAGAGGAGGTGGAAGAAGAGTTGCGTGGTTACTTAGACTTAGTATTGAAGGACATTGTCCCGTCTAAGTGCAAGTGGTTAAAGGTTCCTATGACAGTGGAAGCGAGGTCAGGGTATAGTTGGGACAAAGTCAAATAGAGGAGTAGTTATGAAAGAGAGAATTGATTTAGATGCAGAAGTAAATGTTAGCGTGGACGAGTTTAGATGGAAAGGCTCTTTAAAAAATCTGCTTGGATTGAGTGTGGAGGGCGAGGACTTAAGCAAGTCTATGATAAATCAAGCCTCGTGGACGGCTTGGTTTTGTGTAGTCCTAGGTAAGGCGGATACTTTGCTTAGGCAGAAAGACCACGAGATGGACAGAAAATATTCGGAGTTGTATCTTAAGTATTACAAGGAACTCTCCGAGTCTGGCTCTAAGGCTACTGAGGCTATCATAAAGGCAAGTGTAACTAGTAATCCCGAGTATGTTAGGCTTTATGAGAGTTACTTAGCAATTAAGGAGCAGGTAGCAACTCTTAGCGGTATAGTTAAGGGTTTTGAACATAGGAAGGATATGTTGGTTCAATTATCGGCTCTTAAGAGGAGGGAATTGTTGACTGGGGACTACGAGGATGCTCCTAGTAGTGTAGATTTAGGTAAAGTTAGAAACTCCAACAAATAGGGAGGGTAGTCATGGCTTTGAACTTAGACAAACTTAGGGAGAAATATAATAAGAAATCTAGCACCAATATGATACTCGAGAAATGGTCTCCTAAGGAGGGTGAGAATAAGATACGAATTCTTCCTCATATGTCGGCTTATTTTACAGGTGAAGTGGACGAGTTTGTCTACTCGTATCTTATTCACTATAATGTCGGTAGTGAGGGTAAAACATGTATTTGTCCTAAGACGCAAAACCCTGGAGCAAAGTGTCCGATTTGCGAGGCATCGTCTGCTTTGTATAAATCGGGTAATGATAATGACAAGGAACTTGCCTCCGACCTATATCATAAAAAGCGGTTTCTCTGCAATGTAGTGGATATGAGCGACCCCAGTAAAGGCGTGCAGATTTTTGAGTTTGGGAAGAAAGTCTACGATAAGCTGATGAGGTTTGTAACTTCGGGGCTTTTTGGTGACATTCTAGACCCAGAAAAAGGAAGAGACGTTGTTTTGATTAAAACTGTGCCAGATGGTAAGGCTAATTTGACGGACTACGATTTAATCATTAGCCCCTCTGTGACAAATATCGTTAGTATGTTGCCTCCGACTTATAGGCAAGATATTGACAATTTGGGTAAGTCAATACCTCAGGCTAAGTCTTACGAGGAGTTGAAGGCTATACTAGAGGGCGATGAGATACCTGTTCAACAAACTAATGTGGAAGAGGTAGCTACTGTTTCTGCCCCCACTTCTGCACCTAAGTCGTCAGCTTCTAAAGTTGAATTAGAAGGCAAACGACAGGGGTGTTTCGGTGTAGATTATAGTTCCAAATCAGCTAAGTGCAGAGCTTGTGCCGATTTTGACTCTTGTAAAATTGCGTTTATTCGTTCTATTGAGGAGGGATGAGAGTGAGCGATAATAAAAAGTTCATACACGACTTAGTAGAAGAAGTAGAGGGAGCCTCTCTCGGAGTTGATGAAGTCGTAACTGACTTTCTCGACTCTGGAAACTATGCGTTGAACTACGTTATGTCGGGAGATTTACGTAAAGGTTATCCGATAGGGAGGGTTGTAGAGATATTTGGTGACCCCTCAACGGGTAAATCTTTGTGCATTTACACGGCAATAGCTGAGTTTCAACGTCGAGGGGGGGTAGTTATACTAGATGATACTGAGTATGCGTTTTCGGAGTCTTTCGGAAAAATGCTGGGTATAAATTGCGAAGAGTTAATAATCTTGCACTCTAATACTGTAGAGGAACATTTTGAGACTATCTTTCTTGGCTACACTGTAGATAAGAAAAAGAAAGAGCCTTTGGTTTCAAAACTACTTGAGAGGTTTGGTAAAGGTAAGATTATGGTTTGCCTAGACTCTGTGGCCCAGCTTTCGACTAGACATGAGCAAGAAGTGAAATTGGATAGACCGGATATGGCGAAGGCTAAGCAATTACGGGCGGGTATACGGTTAATTGTTAAGCCTATAAGTGAGCACAACATATTGTATCTTTTAAGTAACCATACTATTGCGGCAATAGGGGATATGTGGAATCCTAAGACTACTCCTGGGGGAAAGGCTATACCCTTCCAAAGTTCCCTTAGGTTGGAGTTGGAAATGGGTAAGAAAAAGCTTGACGATAATGACCAGCCTATTGGGGTAATAACTAGGGTGCGTTGCCAGAAGAATAAGATCTCTATACCATTTAGACATACTGTAGTAGAAATAGATTTTAGGAGAGGTTTGAACAGGTATTCAGGTTTACTTGATACTTTAGTTAATATGGGGGTAGTGGAATTGAAGGGTTCCTGGTATTCCTTTGGCGAGGAGAAATTCCAAAAGGGAGACTTCGACCTCCTAGCGGATAAAATACTGTCTAGTATATACGCTGAACCGAAAGTTGATAAATAAATTAGACTTTTGTCTAAAAAGCGTTATACTTATTACAAGTGTTTAGGTAACACGTCGAGTTCGTTCCCTAGGAGGAAGGAGGCGATAATGGAGTTTAAACTCGTAAATCGTTACCGTAATAAGTTGTTAGCTATTTCCCGCAAATATGGTGTCCCATCCGAAGATGTTTTTCAAGAAGCTAGAACAATAGAGTGGCGACTTGAAAAATATAACCCTCTCTACCGTGTCTCATACTTTCTAACCGCTTGCGACCGCACTACTAAGAAACTCGTTCAATTCGGTTTGACTAGTCTCGAAGAGTTAGAGGAAAACAACAATGTAGTCTTTGTGGATAAAAAGAGCCTAGAGCTTTGGGAGAATATCTACATACGAGACCTAACAAACCTTATGCGAGAAGTGGACGAGGTTCTACAAGAAATTTTTGTAGCTAAGATAGTGCACCAAGTTAGTTGGGATAATTTACGAAAGGAAGTCTTCCCGGAGATACCTCATAATCAATTTTGGGAATTAGTCCTGCAAATAAAGACTTTAGTTCTGGAGTATTTAGACGGGGAGGGGTTCGGCTTGGATTCAAAGAGATTCGGATTGAGTGGTGTTTTTGCTTTAGTAGATTAGGGGGGATATGGATTCGAGGAAATTTATAGGCATAGACCCAGGCAAGAGAGGCTCGGTATCTATTCTCTACGGAGATAAGTTAGAGGTTATACCTGTGCCTTTTCTTAATGACGATTACGATATGGTGGGCATGCACAAAATATTGCTAGACCATAGAGAGAATTCTTTTGCTATTATAGAGAGGGCTCAACCCATGCCTGGTCAGGGAACTGTGAGCATGTTCTCTTTTGGGCGAGGCTACGGTATGTGGCTTATGTCTCTGTCTATATCTGGAATACCTTTTCAGATAGTGCATTCGAGTGTTTGGACTAAGAAGATGTTACTAGGGGCATCGGGCGAGGGTAAAGAGAGGGCTATATCAGTAGCTCAGCATTTATTCCCGCAATGGCGACCAGAGAATAAGAAAGAGTTGGAGTATTGCGATAGTATTCTTTTAGCCGAATACGGCAGAAGATTATTTTCAGAAGGCGGTAAATGAAGATAGCTCTTTGGTCTGATTTGCATTTGCATTCTTGGAGGTCTTTTGGGGTAGACCCTGTTACTTTAGTGTCTAAAAGACTACAAGACCAGATTCGGGTTACGGATCAGATATATAAAATTATTAAGGGTAGGAAGGTAGAATTAGCTATAGATGGGGGAGATGGGCTTCATTTACGAGGACTTATACCTACGGAGGCTTTGAATGTAGCCAATAAGTTCTACAAAAAGGTGCGGGATTGTTGCATAGAACTTCTGATTTTGCGGGGTAATCATTGTAATATGAGTGATACGGTATACTCTAAGTTACACGACTCCCTCCAGTTTACAGAGTTTGATCCAGAGAAGGAATACACTAAAGAGTATATTTGCAACGAGGTTAGTGTAAAATGTATTGATTATCATTCCAGTATATTAGAGGAGGATATTAGGGGGTATGATGTAGTTGTTCTCCATAAGCAACCTACTATGGTAACACATTATGGGCATAAATTGGAGGGGGTTGATTGGAAAAAACTAGCCTCTCAAAACAAGTTTGTATTTTTCGGTCATTACCATATACCAACCAAGTTATCAGATAATTGCTATATCTTGGGTTCTCCAATGGAATTGGAGTTTGGGGATAATACAGATAGAGGTATGTATATCCTAGACACGAGTTCTGGTGTGGTAGAATTTATAAAATTGGATTACCCTAAGTTTTTGACTGTAAAAGAGCCTAGCGAGGTTGTTGATAGTAAAAATTACTATCGGGTTTTAAATGCTAAAGAAAGGATATTGAGGGACAATGTAGTATTAGTTTCTGTGCAGGAGTTCTTCGAGGAGAGATTGCACTCTTCAGACTTTAGGGGTATAATTTCGGAATGGATGCGGTTAAATAATAAATCTGAGGAGAGTTTTAAGGTAGTAGAGGATATAGTAAATAAGCGATTGGACATATATCACACAGTTTATAAGGGTCAGTTGCGTAGAGTTTTTATACAAGATTTTATCTCCTTTAAGGAAGAGGAGTTTACCATTAAGGATGGATTTACTATAATAGTTGGCGATAACGGTATTGGGGGTAGTAATGGTAGTGGCAAGAGCACCTTATTTGAAGCTATACTTTGGTGTCTGTTTAACACAACGTCTAAGGGATTGACGGGTAACGATGTTGTGAGACGAGGTTCTGAAAACTGCAAAGTTAGTTTAGAATTTATTTACGGGGATGAGATTACTATAATTAGTCGTAGTAGAAAAGAGGGGCTAGCTATATCTGTAGGGGGTAAAGAATTGTGCGTTGGTTTTAAGGAAAACCAAAAACAACAGATTTTAGAGAAAGATATTCTGGGGTTCGATCAAACTATGTTCTTGACTTCTTGCTATTTTAGCCAAGAAAATTGCACTATGTTTATGGAGTTGTCCGATTTTACGACAACTAATATGATAACCCATCTTCTTGGTTTTGAGGTTTATGATGATATTTTACAGGAGATAAAGGGTAAATACGATAGTATTATCGGGGAAATAGGTTTAATAGACACTAAAGCGGATAAGATTAAGTATGATATAGATAAGTGTCAAATTAGGATTGAGAGTTCCAAGAAAAATGTATTAGCTTTGACTGATAGACAAGAGTCTTACATAGAAGAAGTTAAGGGACTAACTAAGAGTATAGAGATGGTTAACAGCGACAGAGCTGAAATAGCTAAAGAGTTGGATGCGGAGATACCGATAGACGAAAGCATAAATAAACGTGTAAATGAGTTAACGGATAAGATTGCGGTTAAATCCAAAGAGCTTTCTATAGAACGATTACGGGTAAAAGATTGTAATGATAGAATTTTGCTTTTGTCAGATAAGGTTAACGAGGTAGTATCATTGCTGAAGAGAAGCAGACGAGACACTGAGAGGTTACTAAAGGAAATAGAGGAATTAGAGAATTTAACGTTTGGGGAGAGATGTAATAAGTGTGGGGCTGAGATTACAGAAAGTAATGTAGTTTTATTTATTCAGGATAAACGAGACAAATTAAGTTCGTTGAATAGAGCTACAGAGGAATTAGCTTTTATCGAGAAAGAACGTATTACTGCCTTGACTGAAGCTAAAAATGTTAATACATCTTGCGATGAGTGTATTAAATTACTGGAGAAGGAAATAGAATCTTACAGGAATGAATTGAATGAGGCTCTTAGTAATAGAGAGCATGAACAAAAACGAAAGGCAGATTTGATCGTAAAATATGAGTTGTTGGGTAGTAAGATAGAATCTTACAAAGACCAAGTTGCTAAAACCAAATTACGAGTTTTGGATTTAGATAGAGATATACAAGTAGAAACCCTCGAAATAGCTAAATTAAATGAGTTGATAAAAAAATTTGATAGTGAAATAGATACACTATCTACGGAAAGATTAAGAAAAACTTCTTTACTAGGGGAGTTGGCTTTTTGGTCAGACTCCTTCTCCTATAAGGGTATTAGAGCCTTATTGTTAGATAAGTTTTGTAATGAATTTAACTCTTTGGTAAATAGCTTCTTGTCCGTGATTAGTAGCGGGAGGATGAGTGTTGTATTTAGTCCTACTAAAGTATTGAAGTCCGGAGAGGAAAGAAATAAATTGGGTATAGATATTAAGTTGGGTAGTGAGAGGGTTAAGTATAAGAGTTTATCAGGTGGGGAGAAGAGAAGAGTGGACGTGGCAGTTTGTTTAGCCTTGAATTCTTGGGTGTCTGTAAGAAATAATATACCTAAAGGGTTGTTAGGGTTTATTGCTTTTGATGAACTTTTTTCGTTTATAGATAGATTAGGGGAGGAGGAAATAGGGGTTTTGTTTAGTGCTCAAGGAAAAAATAAAGCTTTGTTCGTTATATCTCATACATCAGAACTCTCATCTTATGCCGATAATCAATGGTTAGTTGAGAAGAAAAACGGTATTTCTAATCTTATAACAATAACGAGGTAATTCAATATGTTCAGTAGACGACGGATAAAGCGTAGAACAGAGAGAGTAGTTGACGAGCATCTTGAGACTATTAGGGAAACGAAGAAGCTTATGCGACAAGGACGATTGAAGAAAATAAAGTATAAGTGTAATCTTTGTGGAAGAGAGACTTACGTCAATACTCATTATCCAGATAGCTATCCTAAAGAACAAAGAGAGTTGATGATATGTATTTTTTGCCGAGAAGCTAAAAGGAGAACTGTCAACGAGGAGTGAAGAGAGGAGAAGAAATGAAGAGTAAGAAACAAAAAAGGATTGAAGCAGAAGAAAGACAAAAGAAATACGATGAACTTTCATTTGATGAAAAACTTAAAAAAGCTGGCAAGAAGCAAAAGGCAAAATTGTTGTTGAAGAGAAATAAAATAATTGAAATTGAGGCTGAGGGAATTGGGGGAATTCATGTTTGATGTTGTGAAAAGATGTTCAAATTGTAAATTCGAAGAAAATGGCATTTGTGCTAATTGTTTTGGGGTTGAGGGATATACGGAGATAACTGAATCTTTTTCCTGTGAAAATTGGGTTGGGAAAAGTTTATTAGAATTTTGTCCGTATTATTCTTATGGATTTATTGATTTTAATGTGGAGCCAATTGGAAATACTATCTTTATATGGCCAAAGCCAGTGGATGAAAGAATTGGAAAAATATACATACCTGACATTGCTAGAGATTCTGTGAGACATAATATAGGCATAGTTTTGGCTTGCGGTAAAGGCAGGTGCAGAGATTTTAATTCTGCAGATCTCAAGCCAGGAGATATGGTTATCTACGATAATGATGTGCCTTGGAAAGTTAGACATAGGGATCGCAATGGGGTTGAGCAAGAGTTGGTAATTGTAAATGATCGTGATGTAAAGTGTCTAATTACTAAAGATAATGATGTATTTCCTGTTAGTGATTTTGTTTTATATGAGCAGATTGAAGAAGAGAAGAATCGGTTAGGGATTTTTCTCCCAACAGCACTTGTTCGTTTTGTGAGAGTAATTGCTGTTGGTAAAGGTGTTGTTTATGTTAAACAAGGGGACAAAGCAATTGTTGAGTTGAAATATGCAGTGCCCATACTTAATGGAGAGAAAAAGAAAATATATGTTATCAGAGAAAACTGGATTCAAGCTGTTGTGGAGGAATAATATAATAATATGACGTTTAGTGTAGAAAAATATAGACAAGAAGAGAAAGTTAGAATAGAACTCGTAAAACAACGAGGCGATATAATTAGGGTTTCCGAGAATCTGAATTTGCCTCTTGATTATGTTGAAAAGATAAATAAGAAACTTTGTGGGTTGAGGAAAAGAAATGTATCCGTATTTGCCCAAAATAAGCTTATGGAATATCTTCTTTCTGGTAGTGAGTCAAGGATAAGACAGTTGATGGATATGCTCCATTACCTTGATTCTTTTCCTGATGGGGAAGTATCTTCTTGTCATAGGGCAATGGTCATTAAAGATTTTTCTCTCCCGCAAGATGACCCTAATAGGATTCGGTGCCAAAGCTGTGGCAACCCCTGCCAGGTTAGAACTATGTCGGTAAGTGAGAGAATGACTCTAAAGCAGGAACTAATAGAGAAACTTAGGGTTGAAGATGAACATGTAGTAAATTATGCCGAGAAATTAGGGTTTACTGAGAAAAAGGATGAGCCAGTTGTTAAGATAGATATGAAGCAACAGAATCTGATAGTAGATGGGTCTAGAATATCTGGTGAATTAAAAGTGGTTTTGTCGAAAGATGGTCCTCTAACAGGAATGGACAGAGAGCAGATAAGAAAAGCTGTTGAGCGAAAGTTAATCGAAGCTCAAACGGGTGAGAATACTAATGGAACAACAACAGAGGAAAATTCCAAGGAATAAAGAATTAAAATCTTACTTGGATTATTTAATAGATCAGGACTACAAAGAACGTCCTGTTGATATTGAGACATTTCTTTCTGACGATTATTACCTTGGAAAAACAACTAATAACGGCAAATCAATCTATCCGTATTGGATGGATGCACTCAAAAAGATATTTGAAGATGATTCAAAGATTCTAATAGTTCTTACAGGAGCCATCGGGATTGGAAAAAGACGAGCAGGTATTTATGCGATGGCGTATTGTTTGTATAGATTGATGTGTCTTCGCATGCCTTGGGAGTTTTTTAACCTTGCTGCTGGTGGAAAGATGGGGGTGGTATTTTTCAATCTTACACAAAGTCTTGGGGAATCTAAAGGGTTTTCTGTTCTTCAAGCTCATCTCATAGAATCCCCTTGGTTTTTGCAGAGGAAAAATGCTCTGGTTAGGGGCTTAAAAGAGCAGTATGTGGACTTACCATTGTTTAAGTATGTGCTTGCTTCCCCCCTCTCGCATGGTTTTGCTACAATAGGTCAAGATGTAATAGTGGGGATAATGGATGAATTAGATTCTCCTACTGAATCTGCTAAGCAAAAGATCAAAGTTCTGCAGGCTTACGAGCAAACTGTTATAAGATTTAAATCACGGTTTGTAATCAATGGTAGTAGTTTGGGTAGATTGTTTTTGGTTTCGTCAAAACAAGACGAGCTATCGTTTATAGAATCCTTTGTCGCAAAAATGAAAAAGACAAATGAAGTTCTGGTGTTTGATGCTCCTATTTGGGAAGTAAAACCAAGACATTTATTTTCAGGGATTACTTTCCCTGTAGCAATAGGGGACGCTTATAGAGCTTCTAAGATAATAACTCATGATGAAATCGAGGCTTATGCTAAAGACGGGTTTAAAGTAATTAAGGTTCCAGTGGAATTTAGAGGAGATTTTGAGAGAGATTTAACAGTATCGCTGAGGGATATTGCTGGGGAGACTGTAGGAGGCTCTCGAAAACATAAATTATTTGCTTCTGAGCAATTTATAACAGATTGTTTTGACACTTCGAAACAAAGACCTGAAAGAGTCCAGACTATAACAGCTGGTCTGAAAGATGATATAAGATGGATAATGTTGTTGGATGTATTGAAGATAAGGGTTGATAGAGCCGTTCCGAGATATATTCATATGGATATAGGGGTTACAAACGATTGTATGGGTTTAGCGATGTCTTGTGTTAGTGACTGGCGGGAGATGGAAGTTAAACAAACTGATGGAACTTACAAAAGAGAAAAGCTACCCATAATAGAAACGGATTTTGTTCTTAGAATTCAGGCTAGGGAGGGGGACAGGATACCAATTCACAAAATGAGAGAGTTGGTGTTTGATCTGAAGTCACTGGGTTTTAACATACAGAAATTTACGGCTGACTTGAGGATGGCTTCAGAGGACACATTGCAGTTATTTAATCATGCTGGGATAGTTGCTGAGTATTTTTCTGTTGATAAGACTATAACACCCTATATAGATTTTAGAAATCTTGTTTACGAGAAAAGATGGGTATGCCATCCACATCCTTTTTTGTTGTTTGAGTTGAAAAATCTTGAGTTGTCTCATGATAAGCAAAAGATAGATCATCCTATTGAAGTAACTGAGATTGAGTATCTTGAGGATGGGGATGCTAAGCAAGTTGTAATGGTAGGGTCAAAAGATATTGCAGATGCTTGTTGTGGCAGTGTGGTTAATTGTTTGTATGATGTTAAGCCACCACATACAACAAAAGAAATCCAAGAAGTATTTAGCAATATTCAAAAGATGTTCGAAGGACAATCATCAGATATTATAAAGTTTGTCGATAAGAGGGGTAAGGAGATATTGGGAACAAAGGAGTCTGTTAAAATGGATGTCAATAATCTAAAGGATTTTTTTGACGAAATTCGGTGAGTTATGTCTAGTTTACCTACCTTGACTCAGGATGAGTCCAAAAATATTGTAATGCAGTATAAGCATAACAACGATGAAGAGTCTGTTAAAATCTTGGTAGCTCAATATGATAAATTGATTGTAGGTTATCTATATAAGTATAGAAAGAGATACAAACATATTGTTGACGAGCAAATGCAAGATCTGTATCATCTTGCTATTTCTGCTATGTTGCAAAGCTTTAGGGTATTCCCTGATGATATGGAGTCGAGATGGCTTCCTGGGTGGATATTAGCTTATGTTAAAGCAGCATTGAGGAAAGAGTATTCATACAAAATTTTTGAACATAAATTACGTGTTCCTCTTTTAACTGTGGAATCAACATGTTCTTACATTGACACTAATATTGACGAGTGTTGTGCAAAGATAGATTTGCAAAGTATCTTCGATAAGAATATTTTAACTGAGTTCGAGATGGATCTCATTCATAGAAAGTTTTTGAAACAGCAGAAATTACGAGAAATTGCGGAAGATATAGGAGTAAATGTAATGCGGGCTAATTATTTGATCTCGTGTGCTCTTCTAAAGATTCGTAAAACTTTGGGGAATAAGCTTTAAGGGGGATATTTTGGGTAAAGGTAGTAGGAGACCAAGAGGTAGAAACAGAGTAGGGCGATGTTTACTACATAAGAAATGGCTTACTACTGTATATATGTGTGGGAAAGACTATAATTGTTCTAATTGTATTCATTTTCGCCCTTGGAGGGCAATATCAAAAGAAGCTAAGAGAAGATGAATGATACTTTAAATTTAATTATTGTTATATGTTTGATTGCTATTTTATGGTTGGTTTGTTTAGTATGTATTTTTCAAGAGGATTTTGGGATTTTTCTGAAAATGTTCTTCGAGTTTATTAAGACCGATGTTTTGTCTCCACAATATGATTGGAGGTAAAATGAGGGATATAATTCTAAGCCAAGAAGAACGAGATAGAATGAACAAGGCATATAATAGAATGATTAAAAAGGGTAAAATTATTGTAATGAGAGATCCATCGAAGATGTGGCCCAAAATGCGGAAGAATTACAAAGCGTCTAATACTGAGAGGAGAAGTAATGTCTAAGAAAATAGCATTGATTACAGGGGTTACTGGTCAGGATGGTAGCTATCTTTCAGAACTGTTGTTGTCAAAAGGATATGAGGTTCACGGTATAGTTCGAAGGGCATCTTCGATTAACACGAAAAGAATTGATCATATCTTTGATCCAGAGAGCCGTCAATACATACATTATGGAGACCTCTCTCAAGGAATTGATACTCTAATCAATGATATTAAGCCTGATGAAATCTATAATACTGCGGCACAATCTCATGTAAAGGTATCTTTTGATGTTCCAGTATATACAGGAGATGTTAACGCTTTGGGTGTTACGAGGATATTAGAAGCTATAAGAAGATTGAAGATGACTGATAAGATAAAGTTTCTTCAGTGTAGTTCGAGTGAAATGTTTGGGACTACATTACCCCCACAGAACGAACATAGTTTGTTTCAACCCGTTAGTCCTTACGGAGTAGCTAAGTTGTATGGGTATTGGATTACGAAATCATATCGAAAAGCTTACAATATGTTTGCTTGTAACAGTATATGTTTTAACCATGAAAGTCCGAGAAGGGGAGAGACATTTGTAACAAGGAAGATTACTAAGGCAGCATGTAGGATTAAGTTGGGACTGCAGAAGAAATTGCAATTGGGGAATCTCGATGCTATGAGAGATTGGGGGCATTCGAAGGATTATGTAAGAGCTATGTGGATGATAATGCAACATGATGTGCCTGATGATTATGTTATCTCAACTTGTGAGACTCATACAGTTAAGGAATTCGTGTCGAAGGTCTTTGCATATCTAGGAATGAATTGGGAAGACTATGTTGAGGTAATAGATGACCTAAAACGACCCAATGAAGTTCCCGCTCTTCTTGGGGATTCTACGAAGATACGAACTCGTCTTAGATGGAAGAATGAAGTCAGTTTTGATGATTTAGTTAAGGAAATGGTTGATAGTGACATGGAGATTGAACGGAGGAATCTAAAGTGAAATTGATAGAAAAACATTCTGATGAACGAGGTAAAATTTTTCTTCTTGCGGATGATTTAGGTAATCTCTCAGAAATTACTATCTTCTTAACAAACAGGGGATATGCTCGTGGAGGATGTATCCACAAAGATTCAGACGAGCATACTTGCGTTATTAAGGGGGCTGTTCTGTATAATTTGGGGAATGATCCTCTAAAGGATGAGCCAAAGGTGTTGATTGAGGGTCAATCTATGAAAATTCCTAAAAACACTCCACATTACTTCTTTGCTCTTGAGGATTCGATAGTATTGGAGTGGGGTCCAAAACCATCAGAGAAGAAGGAGAAACATGAGGAGACAAGAAGAATAGTTGAGTTTCTCAATGCAATGAGGAAAAAATGAACATCCCACAATACGAACCAAAAATAGATTACAGTGATTTACGGAAGAGAATGAATGATTATCTTACTTTTGAGAATAGTCCATATCTTACCGAACATAAGTTGACGAGACAATTTGAGAAGACTTTAGCAGAGTTTCTTGGGACGAAACATGCTATCTGTGTTAATAATGGAACGATATCACTAAGTTTAGCTTTGTTAGCTAATGGCGTCCAACCAGGAGATAGAGTTCTTGTTCCGTCAATTTCGATGATAGCTACAGCAAATGCCGTTAGGTTAATTGGAGCAGTTCCTGTATTTACTGATGTGGATAGCGAAACTGGACTTATGACAGAGTTGGCACTAAAGAATGCTATAGACGAATATTGTTTGGTATATCCACCTGTTGCAGTTATTTATGTTAGCCTCAATGGGAGATCAAGAGGTTTTGAAAGTATCAAAACTTTTTGTAATCAAAGAAAGATTGCACTTATTAGTGACGATGCCCAATCATTTGGTTCAAAGTATGAAAATGGTAATTATATGGGGAATTGGGAAGGGATTAGTAGTTTCTCTTTGAGTATGCCAAAGATAATAACAACAGGTCAAGGCGGATTTTTGACTACAAACAATGATAATGTGGCAGAGTTGTTGAATCAATTGAAGAACTTTGGTCGAACAGAGACTGGGGGGTTGGATTATTTTGAGAGGTTTGGAATAAACTCAAAGTTCACTGACCTGCAAGCTATAGTAGGTCTATCGCAGATGCTGGATATAGATTGGAGGACACAGAATAAGAAGCTTATTCAGAGGTATTATAAAGATATACTTGGCAATATGATTGGGGATTTTAGGGAATATGAGACTCCTTGGTTTGTTGAGTTGAAATGTGACGGAATGCGGGAAGAGATTTCTCGAAGATTGAGGGCAAATGGTATTGGAACGAGGGATGCATATAAACCTATGTATAAATATTTCGAATATATCACTCGCAGAGATTATGAAGGTATATTCTACTATTCTAATGCAGAGAGATGGTCAGAGGACACATTATGGCTTCCATCTTCATTGAATTTGTCCTACAGTCAAATTAAGTATATTTGCGACTTGATTACATCTCAGTAATATGAAATTAGCCGTAGTTATTCCTACATATAAACGATTACATAAGTTACAGAGATGCGTGAATTCTTTGAGGAATCAAACTTATACGGATTTTACTACTTTTATTATTTTTGATAATAATGATGTAGAGACATATAACAAAGCTGATTTTGGGGGGAATATAAAGACTTATTTAGTGAGGGAACATCTCTACGTGGCAGGATGTTGGAATTGGTTTACCAAGAATTGTTGGGAAGACACAATGGACGGAATGGTTTGGTTGTGCGATGATATAGAATTATATTCAGATTGTTTGGAGCAAGCTGTTTCTTGCTATAATAAGACGTATAAAGATTTTAGCGGTGTGGTAGGATTAACTCAAGAATGTCCTGGTCATCCCGAGTATACTTGGAAGCCTTATGGACAATGTATATTGGGGAAAGATTTCATAAATTTATACCCTGAGCGACAGGTTTGTTGTCCTGATTATAAATTTCTCTATCAGGACGAAGAAATGTATAAATTTGCTAACTATCTCAATTCGTTTGTGCTATGCGAAAACGCTAAGTTAAAGCATTACCACCCTTCGTTTATGAAAGAAGAAGTAGATGAAACTCATATTATTGGTCGAGTAGAAGACGTTAAAGCTCGTGATACAAAGGTCTATCTTGAGAGGAAGAGACGAGGACTTGTTTGGGGCAAGACATACGAACTTATAACAAAGGGGTCTGTATGAATCCAACAACTTTACCCCCATGGGAACAGGGTGTTCGGCAAGGCGGCAATATGGATAAATTGGCAATGTATGAGAACTTGCTGACATTTAAACGGATAATGGACAAGAATGGTATTCCTTTTGTCTTTATTTTCGGTGGGTTGTTGGGACTTATCCGTGGGGGTGATTTAATAGATTACGATACTGACGTTGATTTTGCTTGTTTTGGGGAATACCATACAAAGATGGCTCCGGTAGTTAAGGAGATGCGGGAAAATGGATTCAATGTATTGGACAGGGATATTTGCCCATTACATGATCATTTTATGATACGAAATGGCGAAAAGATTGAACTTTGGTGGTTTGACCGTATAGGCGATAAAAGAATTTATGATTACAAAGTTCAGTATGACAGAAGGTTTTTCGATGTTTTAGAGGAAGTGACTTTCTTAGGGGTAAAGTGGAAAGTGCCCTTTAACCCTAAAAAGTTTCTAGAAATCACTTATGGTCCTACATGGGTTACTCCAAACCCAAATGGGTCTTATATACTCGGAAGGGATGCAAAATGAAATTTACAGTTGTTATTCCATATTGTTATGGTGGAGATGAGTTAAGGATTACTGCAGTTAAGAATTTATTGGATTCCATAGACGCACAATATCATAGAGATTTTGAGGTGATTGTTGTCGAGCAACTTGTAAAGGTTAAGGAGAGGTCTTTCCCCTTCGTGTCGAGGGTAAAAGAGGTGATTGTTATTAAAGACCCTTGGGATAGATGGTTCAACAAGAGTTGGTGTATCAATGTAGGAGTGAAGTCTGTTACAACTGATAATGTGCTGATTATTGATGCTGATAGCTTATTCGGAAGAGAATATTTTAGTCTTGTTCTTGACTTTGCTAAGAAACACGAGTTCTTTCATGGGTATAGTTGGATAGTTTTGCTTCCAGGGAGAGACAACCCACTTGTAAGAATAAGACCACACTCAGATAGAGAGATATATACTCCAGATAAGATGTATGGGATATATGCAACTGGGGGGACTTGGTTTACTTCGACAAAGTTTTATTGGGAGACGTTAGGGGGTATGAATGAATCATATTTTGGGTATGGTGGTGAAGATGGGGATATGTGGAGTAGAGTAAATTATGTGTTCAAAGGACAGATACCTGAACTAGATTATCCAATAGTTCATCAATATCATCATTGGCATCCTGCTGATGGGGCTAATCCACTGGATTTGGAAAAGATGAGAGCTATATCAGCAGTTACGGCAGAGAATCCAGAGCTTATTATACAAAGATTGAAGGAAGTTCAATTGGGAGACCGAGCTTGTCCCACATTGATTAAAATGTTGTGAGAAAGGGTTGAGTGCAATGAATAGGGATATACGAATGGTTATATGCCAGACGGAGTGGCCATTAGATAAGACTTTAAGACATTATCGTAAGATGACTCCCAAGCGTTCTGGTAGGTGGCAGAGGCTTGTTGGAGTAGATAGAATTGAGGAGGCAGATCTTGCAGTTATAATAGATTATACTATCTTTGAGCTTCCGAAACATATAAAGAAAGTCTATATGGGGGCACACCCCTACGGTCATACTGTAGGATATAGATGTTTTGATGAATATAAGGGTGACCCTAATACTTTAGGTATTCACGATTTACGAGATGATGCAGGTTTTGGGGAGTGGTGGTTAGAAGAGGATTACGATACTTTATCTGCATTAGAGCCTCCGAAGAAAACGAAAAAATTGATTTCAATTATTAGTGAGAAGACAGCCTCCGAGGGTCATATTGCTAGAAGGAGGTATATGGAGAAGTTTTGTAAGCAATACCCGAATGATATAGAGATTTGGGGTAGGATACAGCCTTTTCCAGAAGAGCCTAACATAAAAAGATGTTACAAAGGAATTCTGGGTTATACAAGACAAGACCCAAACTTTGCCGAATATCATTATATGGGCAAGACGCAGATACTGAAAGACACAAGATATATTTTGGAGCATGACGATAATTTTGGGTGTGTTCATTATTTTAGTGAGAGGTTTTTTGACGATTTACTTCTATGGTGTTTTCCTATCTATCACGGCGGTGGACAGATAGATAGATATTTACCCAAGAATTCCTTCCGAACGTTCGATTACAATACAGACCCAAAAGAGATAATTGAGATGGCTAATAGTGATTTTAGGGAGAAGCATATAGAGGATATGAGAGAGGCAAGACACTTGTTGTTAAATAAATACCAGATGTGGGCTAGGGTATGGGAAGATGTAAAGGGTAAGATGTAATGACAAAACTCCATCTTTGTTCGGGTGACATCTATATGCCAGGATATATAAATTGTGATATTAGGGGGACAATTTATACTTCTGACATGGGCGAGATGCCTAAAATAAGTTTGGATAATTATTATTCTGGTCGGGAGATAGGAAAGAGGGGTAATATTATAGTAGATAAGTTGATGGATATAACGAAGCCTTGGGATTTTGAATCAGGTTCTGTGGAAGAAATAGTTATGATTTCTGCAATAGAGCATTTCCCCCCCAATACAGCGAAGTTTATAGTATCAGAGATTAAACGAGTTTTAAAGTCAGGTGGAGTATTGAGGGTAGATTTCCCCGACATTCCGAAAACAATTAAACAATATTACGAATACGATCCAGAATATTGTATGAGACTTATCTATTGTAATCATAATGATGAATACTCCCAGCATAACTGGGGGTATAGCATTATATCTTTTGTGGATTTGTTGGGCGATGGATGGGAAAAGATAAGCATTAAGGATATTGTAAAACACAACTATCCGATGATAGGGGTTGAAGCTGTGAAAGAATAAATTGGAGGTGTGCGATGGATAAAGAAAAATTGCTATCAGAGATTCTAACTGCTCTCTATACTTTAGCTTCGAGGGTATACTGGCAGAGTAATGAATCTTGTGGAGACTCTTTTGAGGAAGCATGTATTGATAATTGTAAACATTGGAGGCAATGCGAGCTAGAGTCTAAAATTAAAGATATGTTGGAGAAATATGCAAAATAAACTGTCGCTTATTATAGCTTATACTCATAACGACAAAGACGAGAATAGGCTTATAGGGCTTACGGCTTTGATGGATTCGATAGGGTCTCAAACATATCGAAATTTCGAGACCATTGTTGTCGAAGACCTGCAAGGTAAAGAGAGTGGTTTGTTCCCGTTTAAGAACAAAGTTGACAAGGTAATAACTATAACAGATCCAGAGAAGAGGAAGTTTAACAAGAGTTGGGTAATGAATGTAGGAGCAAGGTATGCATCTACCGACAATCTTATACTCATAGATGCGGAGATTAAGTTTGGCAAGGACTTTCTGCAAAAGGTTGTAGATTTTATGCCTGGAAAACCCGTGTTCAACTGCTGGTCTGAATATGTTTGTATGCCAGGGAGAGACAACCCTAATGAGAGAAGACATTATTTTCCGAGAACAATACGGGCAATGATAGGTGCTTGGTTTTGCAATAAACATTTCTATTTCAAAACTTTAGGGGGGTATACGGAGAACTATTTTGGGTATGGTGCAGAAGACAATGCAGTGTTTCATCGAATTAAGTATTTGCATGAGCCTAATGATGATATAAGAAATAGAGCAGATTTTTGGAAATTGTCTGAATGTAATATACCCATAATGCCATATACGATATACCATATTTATCATCATTGGCACCCTGCTGATGGTCCTGACCCTATATTGCCGAACGATAATCATGCTACATTAGCTTATGAACATGCTCATCCTTGGGAAGTTATACAGAAACTTAGAGTAGCTGATATAGGGAATCCAAAGCACCCAACGCTAATAGATATTCAAATTACTAGAGTTTGAGGAGCAATAAATGAATAAAAATTTTTAATTGTGGAAAAGAACTTGTTCTTAAAAAATCTAAAAGATGCAAATCTTGTCACTGTAGACATAACAATAATAGACAAGGTGTTCTTGAAAAGATACGAAAGAAAGCTCAAGGTAGACTTCATAGTGAAGAGACAATAATAAAAATGCGAGAAAACAATGCCGGAGATGGGTTGTCATAAGAAGTATGAGAGAAAACCAAGTATTCTATTTGATATTTTGGAGGAAAATAAATATGAAAGCAGCAATAGTATGTAGTGGATATGATAAGTATTCTGTGTTGTGGCCTTATTTAAAGCATGGTTACGATAAGTATTGGGCAGATTGCTTATGGCCTAAAATCTTGCTGACAAGTGAACTTGAAGCTCCTGAAGGATTTGTTACGGTCAAGACACATGTTCCCAAAGATTGGGCAACTCATATAATTAAGGGCTTGAGTGTAATAGATGAAGATATTATTCTTTTTTGTATGGATGACTTTTGGATTTCTGGTCCAGTTCAGACAAAAACATTATCAAAGTTTATTGATTATTTTTCTGTATTAGATATAGATCATATTAGATTACTTCCTCCCGCTTATCAATATATAGACAAGATACGAGGTGGTGGAAAAGTAACTCCAGAGCGAGAGTGTAAGTATGTTACGACATTTGATGAAAAGTTGTGGGTATTTCAAGATGATGCAGAATATAGAGCTTCAGCAACTATTGGGTTGTGGAGGAAGGATATTTTCCTGGGCTATCTTAAAGACGGAATGACACCTTGGATATTTGAGCAAGAGGCTGGAATAGCAAGTAGAGGTAATGATAGATATTTGTGTTGTGTAGACCCTTTTGTATTCCCTACACCTTGGTATTGTAACCCTTATCCCAACGGTAAGAATAGTGTTGTATCGAGAGGAAAATGGGATATTCCTGCTTACGAATATGCTGCTTATGAGGGATTAAATATAGATTTTACAGTAAATCCGGATGGAACTGATGGAACCGATAATTTCAAAAAATATAAGGCTTCGTTATCCAGAACTTTTTAGCGTAGATGAGGGGGCTATAATAGACGATTTCTGTTATATCTCTACAAAGCTTATAGTGGGGAAATACAGTCATATAGCTTCTGGATGCTCTATTGCGGGTGGTAAGAATTATCTGTGTAAGATAGGAGATTTTTGTAGTTTGTCATCAGGAGTAAAAGTCTGGTGTAGTTCAAGTGACTTCGTAAATGATTTGGTTATTCTTAATATGGGTATAGACACTGGAGCGAGGTTTTGCTCTGGAGATGTTATATTTGAGAACTATACTGGGGTTGGGACTAATAGTGTCATAATGCCTAACAATACTATTCCAGAGGGAACTGTCATTGGAGGAATGAGTTGGGTAAAGGCAGGGTATAAATTTGAGCCTTGGATGGTTTATGCCGGTATTCCTATTAGACCTATAAGAAAGAGGAACAAAAAGAATGTATTAAAGCAAGTTGAGATATTGAAAGAGAAACTTCTATGATAGCAATTATTCTGGCAGCAGGTAAGGGAGAGAGACTACAACCAATAACTAATACTCTTCCGAAGTGTTTGGTTGATGTAGGCGGGAAAGAGATATTGGGTTGGCAATTAGAGACAATAGGATTGTTTAAGTTTGATAGGATAAAAATAGTAGTCGGATTTGAACATCAACAGATAAGGGAATATGTTGAGAAGAACTATCCAAATTTGAATGTCGAGTTTGTTTACAATTCTGATTTTGATACGAAGAACAATAGTTATTCCCTTCAATTAGCACTACAAGGTGTGCGTTCGAATGATGTTGTATATATCTTCAATGCAGATGTCATATTTCATCCGGAGATGCTAAAAACTTTAGTAAATGATAAAAGTTCTAATAGTGCTATTGTTATAAGAAAACATTGCACAGATGATGATATGAAAGCATTGGGTAGTGGTAAGAGAATTACGAGGCTAGGGAAGGACGTTTATTCAGGAGAAGTTGTAATTGGCAAAGCATTGGGGTTATATAAAATATCAACTATAAAATTATTGAATGTTATATTGGCTGAATTAGACAAAAATCATTATTTTAATGAGGCTATTAGCTTATGTTCAGAGATTGTCCCATTAGTGGCAATTGATTGCACTCATTACTACAATGTTGAGATAGATACAGAAGACGACTTGAACGAGGCAAGGGATATTTTAAAATGGGGAGACTCGGAGTGGAATCAAGGAGCAAGAAGATTCACTCCCCTTAACACAAACAATGCTCTTGAACTGTTGTTAGAAGTTAAAGAAGTATTCTCTAAATTCGGCGTAGAATACTTCTTCATTTTTGGGTTAGCATTGGGAGCATACAGAAATAGAAAATTTATACCTTGGGACACTGATCTCGATATTGGTTGTTATTTGGAGGACAGGGAAAAAGTTTTTAGGGCTGAAGTTGAACTTCAAGAGCGAGGAATTTACATTCCGAAGTATGGGAATTACTACTATGACAGATGGTATATTAAGAATAAGGAGAAGATTGAATTACACTTTTTCGAGCAGGTAGGAAATTACAGAGTATACGATATGTATAGATGTAATTTTAGTTTCCCTGCTGATATGATAAATAAATTATCTAATATTAAAATTTATGGACATACATTCAAAATACCGTCAAGAACAGAAAAGTTTATTGAACTAAGTTATGGTAGAGATTGGAGAACGCCTATAAGGAACCAGAAAACTATACAACTACCTGGTGGGGGTAAACCTCCCGAAAGAAGAAAGACTATGGCTATATTGGGCGATTTCAACCCTTTTTCGACAGAAAAACTTAATATTATGCTGGAGATACAAAAGAAGTGTAAAGTATTTGTTCTAGTTCATACGGATAGGTATTTGATATCGCACAATAAATTTCCAATTTCTTTATCAGAGATAGAGAGAATGCAAATATATAGGCATATGAGAGCAGATTTTGATTCTCAAGTAGTGGACGATAGTTCTGATTGTATAGTTGATTGGCTATACAAGAATAGACCAGATTATTATTATAATATAGATGGAGATGCCCCTACAACTTATGAAGCCGAAGTTTGTAAAAAACTTGGAATAAAGATAGTAACTAATGAAAATTGGAGAGAAGAACTTAATGTATAGTCAATATCACGAGGATGACAAAATATTTAAGTTTATAGAGAAGAAAGACAGAGGATTATATATAGACATAGGTGCTGGGAATCCTATACAATATTCGAATACTTATATGCTTTATCAGATGGGTTGGCATGGGTTGTTGATTGAGCCGTGTCCTGTATTGATACCGAGATTAAAGGAAGTTAGACCTAATGATATATTATACGAGGGAGCAATTCTTGATTTTGATGGTTCTGTTGTCGTATTTTCGAAGGAAGAATATGGAATTACATCAAAATCTTATATATTTAAAAGCCATATAGAGAAAGCAAAGAAAGAGGGGTATGGGGAACATTATTGGATGAGACCATGTTGTAAGCTAAAGACTTTGTTGAAGAAATACCCACAATTCAACGATGCAGATTTTGTGAGTATTGACGTTGATGGGAATGAAGATGCTGTGTTGAGTAGTGTAGATTTCGACATATTTCGACCAAAGCTTATTCTAATTGAGTATATTCTTCGTCATGAAGATCAAAGACCGAGATGGGAACATCTCATCAATAAACACTATGATATGGTGGACAATGAAACAAGCAATGCGTTCTATAAGAGGAAGTCTAATGATTGAACTTCTACATAGACTTCAAGACGAGTGCCAAACATTCAAAGTTCCTAATGAATCTTTGTATGAGAAGAAGAGGGAGGTAACGTCAGTTTTTGGCTCTAACCATTACGAATTCTTCTATCTTCTTATGAAGGCATTAAAGCCAAGCGTTGCTGTTGAGATAGGAACTCACTATGGATTGTCTGCTTTAAGGATACGAGAAGTTTGACTTGCCTTTGGTTCATAAGAATTTCAACTTAGGAGTGATTGTTCAAAATGGGTAGGGTATTTGTTTCTGAAGAGCAGAGAGAGAGATAATTAGAGAGTATAGACAATATTGTGTATGTAAAAAAAGATTGGAAGGGGGTAAAGCCTTATGAGGGATTACTGGGCGATTAGGGCGAAGAGATATAATGGGTTGAAGTGGGTAAATAGTGATAATCTCCTCCAAGCTCTTCTTGAATTTAGCAAAATTAGTAAGAGTGATGAAGTTCTGGATGCTGGGTGTGGAACAGGGGTAGTAGCTAATGCAGTTGCAAGCATTAAAGTGAAAAAGGTAGTAGCTATAGATAAATCAGAAGATATGCTCAAATCGGGTAAGTTTCACAAGGATGTTATCACGAGGTGTTGCGACATAGAAGAAGTTACGACTTTTGACAAGATAATAGCAAGAATGGTATTTCATCATTTGAAAGATGTTAGGAAAGCATTAAGAAATCTCTATAATATAACTAATCCAGGAGGTTGGGTAATTATTCAAGAAGGGGGAGTTTTACCTTCTAAAGACAAGAAAGTTCGAAAGTGGTATGCTGATATGATGGCATTGAAGGAGAAAAGGCATAATTTCACTGAAGAAGAGCTTA